AAAATATTGATATAAAGGTCAAATAATATATTGTCCAATAAACACTAGACTTTTGAACAACAAAATAGAACATAATTAGAACAAATGGCAGATATAGTCAAAGACGCAACCCTTTATCGAATCAAGCAAATAGAACTTGCAGAAGCTGAATATTATAAATCACTTATTGCAACATTAGACAGAATAGAACGAGAAGTAATTTCTTCTGTTAGTAAATTACCTTTAACAGATGGTAAGTTAATAGAACTACAATCAGCTATAGCAATAAGACCACAGATAAAAGCTATCTTAGAAAAAGAATATCTTAAATGGTCAGATACAGTTGTTAGAGAGGGTTTTAATAAACAAGCTAAACGAATAGAAAAAGGTTTTAAAGCAGTATTGGAGAAAGCCAGAATTAAAAATAAATTATCAGCAGAGGATTTAGCAAAGTTTTCTGAACTAACTAAAGGCGATCTAGCATTAGTACAAAATTTAAAACAACAATATTTTACACAATTCAAAGATGTATCAAATACATTCACAAGGCGATTATCAGAAAAGGTTTATCAAAATACATTAGTTGGTAGCGAGTTTGCAGTATTAGAAAAAGAACTTAGACAAACAATAAATGGCATCTATGCTAGTTCAGATGACCCAGAAATACAAAGATTAATTAATTATATAAACGAGAATAAGTTTGATGAGTCTAAACAAGCACTAGTTGATAAGTCTATACAAACTCTACAATCTAAGTTTGCAAGAGATCGTGCTGGAGAAAATATGAAAAGATATGCTGGTCAAATACTAAACGATTCACTTAGAGATTTTGATGCAACCTTAAACTTTAATAAATCAAAAGACGCTGGTTTAACTTTTGTTAAATATTATGGAGATGTAATACCTACCACTAGAGATCATTGCAGAAATATAATTAATGGGGTATATGATAAGAGGAAAAGTGGACTTTTCACAATTGATGAAGTCAATTCACTTTGGACAAGTAGAAGTTGGAAAGGTAAAAAATCTGGAAATCCTTTAGTTGTTCGTGGTGGTTATAATTGTCGGCATCAATGGTCTTACGTCAATCCTGATTGGTATGACAAACAAGGCGAACTAATAATATAACTATAGGAGAACAAATGTCCGAAGAACAAACAAATGTTGCACCAGAAGTACAAGCAACTGAAACACCAAAAGAAGAAGTAAAAGTAGAAGAAACAAAACAAAATACTTTCACTCAAGAACAATTAGACAACATAATCAAAACAAGACTTGAAGCAGAAAAAAATAAGTTTGAGAAAAAACTTCAAGAAGAAGAAAAGCAAAAAGCTGAAATCTTAAAACAAAAACAATTAGAAGAAGCTAAGACTAAACAAGACTTGGAAAAGATTATGCAAGAAAGATTATCTGAAAAAGAACAAGAACTTTTAAGATATAAAAATCAAATCAAAAAAGAAAAAGTAGATAATTCAATACTATCTGTTGCGTCTTCAAATAAAGCTATTAGCCCAGCACAAGTTGTTGCTTTACTAAAAGATGAAGTTAAGTACACAGATGATGGTAGAATAGAAGTAGTTGATAATAATTCTAATGTACGATATAACGCAAAAGGAGAACTACTTACAATTGAAGATCGAGTTAAGGAGTTTTTAGATAGCAACCCACATTTCCGTCAAGGGTCGTTGTCTGGTTCAGGAAGCCAGAGTGCTATTGGTGGTAAAACTGTTAAACCTTTTAACCTACAGGACTTGGACTTAACAAAGCCAGAAGATCGTAAAGCCTATGCAGAATATAGGAAGAAACGAGATTCAGGTGCTGTTGAGATTAATTTAACAAAATAACCTTAATAGGATAATAAAATGGCAAACGAAAGCACAAGTTCTACGCTATCGGAACTATACACAGAGATAGTAGCAGAAGCACAATTCGTAGCTTCTGAAAAATCCATCATGAGAAACTTAGTTAAAAACTATGCGATCACTGGTGGTGGTAAAGCAGTTGAAGTTCCTGTTTATGCAAATGTATCAGCATCAGCAGTAGCAGAAGCAACTGATTTATCTAACACAGCAATCAACCCTAGTTCAGTTACTATAACTGCTAGCGAGGTTGGTGTAATGACAACTTTAACAGACTTAGCAAGAAATTCAGCACCAAGAAATGTTGCTGGAGATATTGGTAAATTGTTTGGAGAAGCACTAGCAAGAAAACAAGACGCAGATTTAACTGCATTGTTTGATGGCTTTTCAAGTGCATTAGGAGATGGAACAGGGGCTATTTCTTCTGCTTCAATTTTCCAAGCACTTTCAACTTTAAGAGAAAATGCTCTTAACATTGACGATTGTGCAGTTGTTCTACACCCTAAAATCGCTTATGACTTAAAAGCTGGTTTGACTAATACTTTTGCAAACGCAAATGCAAATGACTTATCAAACGAAGCATTAAGATCAGGTTTTGTTGGTAGATTAGCTGGTATGCCTGTCTTTGAAACTTCAAACATTGCTAATACTGGTAATGCTGGAGATTACAAAGGTGGTGCGTTCCACAGAGATGCACTAGCAATCGCTATGATGGAAGATGTTAAAATCGAAACTCAAAGAGATGCTTCTCTAAGAGCAGACGAGATTGTAGCTACTTCATGCTACGGGGTCGGAGAAATCCATGACTCTTATGGTGTTGAGTTACATTTTGATTCATCAATCCAATAATAATTGGATACTTTGTGAGGGTGGGAAACTGCCCTCGCAACTAACTTAGGAGAATAAAATGGTTAAATTAGTATTATCAAATGAGAAGATGGTTACTTTAAAAAGAGGTAACAAAACAATCACTAGAAGCGAATTAGATTATCAAACTAATAAAGTTATGTATGATTTTAGAGGTTTCAAACCTGAACAAGATGTTGTAAAAGAAGTTAAAGAGGTTGTTGCAGAAAATGTAGTACCTTTAAAAAAGAAAAGAAAAACAAGGAAGAAAAAAGATGAACAAGTGGATTTGGAAACAAACTAGAAGATGGTCAAAATGGGTTTGGAGAAAAAGCATTAATAATCCAATGTACTCTATCCCTTTATTATTAATAATTGCTTATTTAATTTGGAAGTAGATTATGGCTAATTATACGGGTGCAGATGTTATTACCACATCAGATGTTTTAAAGTATCAACCAGATGCTTTTGATTTTGGTATATCTACAACTGCTACAGAAACAGTAAATTTTTTAGCACAAACTACTAATGATATTTTAAGACAATTAAGAATAGAGTGGTGGCCTGTATATAAAACAAACATATTTACAGATATTACAGTTTTAAATACTGCTGAGATGGTTAATACAAAAGTTAATTTAGATCAGTTTGAACGTGCTGGTGTTTATTTATTTCTTGGAAGATTCTATTTACCAGCATTAACTAAGTTTAGACCAGAAACAGAAAAAGATAGATTTGAAAGAATGGCAGAATATTATATGAGCCAATACAATATCGAATGGAGAATGATATTAGAAGATGGTGTTGAGTATGATGTAGATGCTGATGGAACTATCGTATCTAATGAGAGAGAACCTTTACATGGATTTAGAAGATTGACTAGATAATGGCTTTAGATTTAAAGATCAAAACTAATGCTAAATTTGTTCAAAAAAGATACTCAAGAATACAAAAAAAATTTAAAAGCATAATTGAAAAAGGTATTTTACAAGCTGGATTTCAATTATTAGATATTATTAGAACTAAGACACAAAAAGGAATAGATTTTAGAGATATACCTTTTGTTCCATATTCATCAGGCTATTTAAAAAAATTACAAAGAGAGGGTAAATCAACTAATGTAGATTTATTTTATAGTGGTCGTATGTTAGGTGCATTAACTCCATCTGGTAGAACTATTAAAAAAACAGGAACTAATAAAATTACTGTTAATTTTAGTAATTCACAGATGAGGCAACGAGCAGTATTTAATCAAGTATTAGGAAAAAATAAGAGGGAATTTTTTGGATTTAATGATAGAACTGCTAATATAATAAGAAAACAATTTAACAGATTTGTTGCAAAGGAATTTAGGAAAGCAAGAATATGAGTGTAAGAGAAAACATAGCAAGTAATTTATTATCAGTTATATCTGCTATATCTAGCCCAATAACTATAAGAAAAGCTACAAGACAACCTTTTCTTTTAGATGAGTTATCAGAGCAACAATATCCAGCAGTAATAGTTCAAACATCAGAAGAAAATAGAGATGACTCTGAATTAGGTTCTGGTGCTAAAACTAGGCATGGTACGATAGATTTTGTAATACTAGGATTTGTTAAAGGTGCAGAGGCCAATATTGATACAAAAAGAAATGAATTAATTACAGCTATTGAAACTGCATTAGAAACTGATATTACTCGAAATGGTAATGCACTTGATTCAGAAGTTATACAAGTAGAAAC